CATTAACACCAACAAGTTGTGCAGCAGCTAAATCAGCTTTGCCACCTGTTTGTAGCGAAGCAAGTAATGTGCGTGTTACAACCTTACCATATTCTGCCGGGGTAAATACAACCTTTGTATCGGCCATTGCTTCTGAAGTTGGATCTGTATCTTCAGTAAGCGGTGTAGTATCAACTGTTAGTTGTGCATAGCGAGGTAGTTGATAAGAACCTCCTACAATAGATGCTTTTTGAGCAAATTGTTCCATAACGTTTGCTTGGAACGACGCAACAATAAAGCCTTGATCAAAGGCCGTAATGATTGAGTCATCTAACTGGGCTGTACCAGTCATATTAAGTGTAAATGGCATATTTTAATGTCCTTTATTTCATGTTATACTTCGCCATAACAGCTTCAATATCTTTGATGCTCTTGGCGGCGCGGATTTCTTTCTGATAACCGGATGTAACATCACCTTCTGCTGCTCTACCTCCAGGAGGTAGTTCAACTGCTTCAAAAAGTAACCCAAACTCTTTTTTGGTTGCGCTAATTGCTGCTTCTACGGATTTAGTATCCACTACACCGTTATTATAGACAATTGTGCTGCGATCGACAAGCTTTAAAATTGCTTTAGTATCTTTTGCTCTTGCTGCTTTTGCAGCATCGCTTATTACTGTGTCTAAAGTAAAATTCTTTAACTTTTCTTCCGCTTGCTCATACTTAGATTTCCATTCGCCCTGTGCTTCAAGTTCTGTTATCCTTGCAGATAACTCTTCTTTAGTGCTCTTAGCAAATTTCTCTCCTTTCCTAGCATTATCAAGATCTTTAGTTAGTTTTGCAATTTTAGCCTCAAGTTCCCCAGTCGGAACTGATACTTGTTGCTCTACTACTTTATTATCTTCTTGCGCCTCCGCGCTAACATCTTCACTGGTATCCACCATTTACACTCCAATCGCCTATCCAGGCTATCTATTTATATTTATACTTATACTTGATTACCCATCTGTGGATTCACAGCGGGTATTTGTTCTGTATTTATTTGTTGCGTGTTTGGAGTAGTAGATGCAACAATTACAATATTATGTGCTTTATTAAAATCTTGTATTTCTTGATATTTTAATTCTGCTTCTTCTTTATTCATAGACCAAACGTGCTGAAAATAATCAATTGGCGTTGCACGCCCTTCTTTAATACGCTGACTCCATACAGTTTCTTCTGTTTGTATATCAACCGGTAATACTGGATCACTAAAAGTTGTAAATAAATTAGAATCTTCAGGAAAAGCAGTAGTGCCTAAAGCTGTATTATAAACCTGTCTCAATACACGATAAAATCGTTTGAATCCACTCTCGAATTGACGTTGACGTTGCCTACGCAAGTCTAAATTAGCCATCTCTTCCACAATTAGTTGAAAGCCGCTCTCTGCACGCCCTTCTCCTTGTGCTTTAATACTTACACTCCAATCAGCAGCATATGATTTAATCCAATTATCAACTACTTCATTAAGTGGTTTTAGATCAATATCGGGTTTCTTAAATTCAAAGAACGGATTTTCAACACCCATACTGTCCATTGTAATAACTTGGTTAGGTCCGCCCATAATAGAACCTGAATCTATTTGTCTACGCGGTAACACATCACCGGGTCCGGCTGTATATTCAACATTTTCAATACTCATCTCACCAGCAGGCTTCATATTAGTAACAGGAGTGCTCATTTTACTCCAAAGTATGGAGAATTCTGAATCAGTAATATGCAAATTAACCATTTCGTTTAGATTAATAAGTGATTTATCTTGTTCTACCCAAAAACCAGTGCGTGGTAAGTTAGTATCATAGAATACTGAAGCAGGAATAATACCATATGGATTAGAATTTTGTCCAACTACATTAATTACTTTTTCAGCACCCTCACCTTCGCAGTATAATTCTGTAACTTCCATCGGAGTCCAAACATAATAACTGTTTATATGAGAGCGAAATATTAAACAAACTGGTGTTCGTGTTTGCGGATCTATAATAACTTCTGCATTACCCCTGTGCAATATATCTAACATCCAGTTTTGTTTTGTTATATCCCATTGCACCATTACTATAACGGTTTTTAATAAGCGAACAACTTCGTCTAAACTCGACATAAATTCTACAAATTCAATTTCACTAAGTTTTTCTGCAAGTAATTGTGTAGCTGCTTCATTTTCTACATTTTGTAATAGATCAAATACTTCTAATACGGGCATTGAGTCTTTAAATAGCATTCCACTCTTCTCAATTACCATTCTTGTAACAGCACGAAAACGCGGAATTAGTCCGCGTTGTTTCCAATTTTTACGTCCGTGATTAGGATCATTTAAAATGTTAATTACTTCTTCTTCTTGTTGACCATCATAATAATTAAGTGCTTTTCGTGCATCACGTGCCTTATTTGTGCTTAATAATTCAACCAATTCTTTAGCTGTAAAGCCTGCGGCTATAATCTTATCTTGTTTTTGGTTGAACATTATAATTCTTCCCTTTTTATATTATATTTACCTATGAACAGTTACTGTTCCAACTCCTGTCACAGAGAATCTAAATGCACAGAAATATCCATACGCATCAATGGTGTGATCTAATCCGGATGACTTATCTGGCCTACCTTCATCCCACTGTTGTTGTTCTAATCCTTTCACTAATTGTGGACATGTATGAATATTTACATAAGCTCTTACTTCTTCTAAAGCATTAAAAAATAAAGCATTTACAGCAGGCACACGTTCTTTAGTAATACTTGGATTATTTCCTTTAAAGAAGCATTCAAAGTTAGCTGCTTGTAATTTACTAATAGACGAAATACTTGCACCATCTGAACTTGCAGAACGATTCTTACCACTACTATCTGGATAAACATATATCATACGTTTTGGGTATAATTGCTTTATTTCCTTTATCATTGCATCTGTATTAGCAGGGCCACATATTTCCTTTATTACATATACTTTTTTATCTTTAATAATAGATACAATAGCAGACATATTTCCTACGTTGAAGTCCATCCCTATATGTAAAATTGCATTTTGTGGAAAATCATTAATGGTTAGTTTAGTGCTATTGCGTTCCCGCTCAAAGCAATCATATACTCTATGACCATACGCATTTACAAATTTTCCATAAAACTTTGCTTGCGCTTGTAATGGTGTATAACGTCGCAATTGATCTTTCTTATATTGTTCAGATAGGAATATATTATTATCAGTGCTAATTTGATACATTGAATGATTGGGCTTACATTTAGTAACGAGCCCATCAGCAGTAGTTTCATCTGCAAATATTTCATGCACCTGTTTATAACCTTCGGGGGTAGTAGTGCAAAATGCTTGACGAAGAGTTGATCGTGGATCACGAATACGATCGTTTAGCGCATTCCAACAAGCAAGTGCATCATCCTTATTAGGGATTGTGTCAAATTCATCAATAAAGCCAAAAGCAACATTATATCCTACTAAAGTGCGACGCCAATTCTCTGCGGACATAAGAAGAAGTTTCTGAGCACCATGCCCAAAATCAAATTCATAGAAAGCAGGGCTATTACGCCCGCCACCATTAAACTTAGTTTTGATATTAAGTTCTTGACAAGTCTTATCCATTTCTCTCGTAAAAATAGAAAGCTGTGGACCAGTAGGCTCACATCCAATTCCATCACATCCTTTATTAAGTTGAAGTAAATGAATAACTTTAAAGCAAGCTGCTTTTGTTTTTCCTGTCCCTAATCCAGCTACTAATGCTACATATCTTGTGTCGTCGTATATAAAATCATTCTGGTAAGGTAATACTCTAACTCTTTGGATCTGTTTCTTCATCTATAATTTCTGCATTTGCTGGATTAGTAATACTTGCTTTAGCAATCTTATCTAAATCATCAGGAGCAAATGATTCAAATTTAAACTCAGTAGGTGCATTTTCAATTGATACTTTAACAGTGCGAGTAGCCGGGGCCCAATCTTCAAGTGTCTTTAAGTTTTCACGAGCAATCTTAGCCTTAGCATTTGGAGTTACAATATTAGAATCAAGTGCAGCCTCAATATGAGCTAAAT